CAAATGATAAGACTAAACAATAAGTTTGTGCCGATTGACCCTACAAACTGGAAACATGAATACGATATTACTGTAAATGTGGGTCTAGGAAGTGGTCAAACAAACGAGAAAATGGCGTTTCTTGCACAAATGGCACAAAAACAAGAGCAAATATTATTGCAAACTGGCGTTGATAACCCATTAGTTAGTATGCAGCAGTATCGTAATACTCTTGCCGAACTTGCTGGAATGGCTGGTTATAAAGATGCGTCACGCTTCTTTAAAAATCCAGAAGATACACCGCCACAACCACAACAACCGCCACCCCCTAGTGAAGCAGAATTAAAAATGCAGTTTGAACAGCAAAAATTCCAAGCAGAATTAGAATTGCAAAAACAAAAACAAGAAGCGGAATTGGCATTGAAACGAGAAGAATTGCAAATGAAAATGCAAATACGACAAGAAGAATTACGCTATGAAGCACAGTTACGAGGTTTTGAACAGCAAATGGGCGGTGACCCATCTACAAATTTACCAAGAGTAGTTGACTAATGGAAGATGAAACATTAGACGCCTTAACTGCATTATATAATACTTACCCAAAAACGCAGTATGTTGATTATTCAGGATTTATTGACGCTTTCCAGCCTGTCTTGGGTGACCCTAGTATGTATGTGCCACAGCAAGGTTTATTACAATATACACCAACTTTAGCAGACATAACACTAGACCCTACGATTGGCGCATATTCACCAGTTGTAACAGGTTTACTACAATCCTATCCACAAATGGAACAAGATTTTCAGTCTAGCTTTGCAGTTGACCCTAACACCTATCGCAATTTTGAAACTTATAAAAGATTGCCTTTTGATAAAGCCTATTGGGAGGGTGTAGTTGGCGGTAGTGGAGATGGTGGAGATGTCTTAGATTTAGGTGGAGTTGATACTGCTGGAACTATTACAAGTACAATAGTTAATGGTAGTGGTGGCGGAACTGATACTACAACAAGCACTAGCGGAACTGATGTAATAACCACTAGCACTAATACAGATACCACAACCGATACAATTACTGGCGGAACTGGCGGTGATACCAGTATTACTGGTACTGATGTTATAACAATTACTGGTACAAATACTACAACTGATACAATTGCTGGTGGTACTGGTACTGATACTGGTATTACTGGTACTGATATTATAACACTTAGCAGTACAGATACTACACCCGATACAATTACTGGTAGTCAAGGTACTGATACTGGTATTACTGGTACTGATATTATAACACTTAGCGGTACTGACTCAACAACTGATACAAATACTGGTGGTACTGGTGGTGATACTGGTATTACTGGTGGTGATACTTTATTAACTATTAGTTCAAATACTTCAGGTGTTTCTACTGTTGATGGTGGTCAAGGTACTGATACTGGTGTTAAAGGTAGTGATGTTATTGATATTACAGATATTAATGTAGATGGTTTTAATATTAATGATGTTAGCACTTGGACTTGGACAGGCACACCATTTAAATTTAACATTAATAATGAAACAACAGGTGTGGTTACTACAATAGAAATTACATCAGAAGAAATGTTAGATAGGTTAAAAAGGGCTCAAAATATGTTAGATAACAAGGTAACAGATTTAGGGCTAACAGGTCGGGCAAAAAGTGTTTTTGACTCTAGTATTATAGGTACTCTTACTGGTAACCCTGCCATTGGTGGAGCAGGTATAAGTATAGGTGATACTGTAATTACAAAAACTAATGATAATGTTACCAATTTATTGAAAAAAGCTGACGCAGTTAATGATGGCATTGGAACAGTAGGTTTGGGTGGTTATAAATATTATGTAGATGATTCTGGTCAAATGTATGGGCAATTTTATGATGAAGCTGGTCAATCATATTGGGCAAAAGATATGGGTGGCGGTAATTTTGTTGATATAGAAGGTGACCCTAGAGGGTTTACTGGTCAAATATCTGATTGGTTAAATACACCATTAAACGAGGGTCTTGGTACTGCAGGTTCAGCATTTAATGAAGCTACAAGTTTTACAGGTGCAGAAGCATTATCTCTTGGTGGTGGCTTATTGTCATTAGCAAGTGCGTTAGATGAAGCAACACCTTCTAATGTGTTTGGTGCTGTTGCAGGAATAGGCGCATCAGGTCTTTTAGGTGGTACTGCAACTACTACAACAGGCACAAGCCTTATGGCAGCAAATGCTTCTGCTGCAGTAACTGGCGCTTCTACTGCGGGAGCAGGTATGACAACAACTGCAGGTACTGGAATACAAGGTGCTATGACTGCTTCTTGGGTTGCGCCATTGGCAGTAGCATTATTTATAGGGGAAAAACTACAAGCAGACCCATCTAACAAAACAGGTTTTGGTCAATATGACGCTGCAACAGGCGAAACAACAAGTTTTGGAATGGAAGGTGATAAATACAAAGAAAAAAATGTAGAGGCTTCAACAAGTATAGCAAGTGCTATGGGTGGAGCTGTTAATAATATTACTGATGCTTTTGGCTTAACTGCAGTAGGCGATATATTAGCAGAAACAGGAAATCGTGACCCACTTAATGTAACCTATGGTAACCAAGAATCAGAAGCTACCACAACCAACAGATTAAATTTCAATACTGAAAGTGGTGATATACAAAGTGGTGATGGAATACAAAGATGGTATTACACAAATAAAGATGGCTTTGATGGAGCAAGATTAACAAGTGATTTAGTGCATGGCACAGCATTACTAAGTTTAAAAGCTAAAGCTAATGGTGAAGATAGCATTGATTTAGCAAATATGACATTACCATCAAGGTCTGCAGACGAGGTAAAAAATACTTATTTATCACAAGGTTTTGATGAAACCGCAGCAGATGCCTTAACAAGTGCGGCTCGTAGTGCAAGTGGAGCAACTTCTGAATTATTAGGTGGATTATTATTAGCCAACACAACTAATGAAGCTAATTATTTAACTGATACTGAAAGAACAAGTTTATTAGAACAAGGATATACAAACGAACAGCTAGACACAATGTTATATGGCACAACTGAAAATAGTCTATTAGCTATTAATGAATTATTAGCTAATAAAAAGGAAGATGAAAATAACGATTAAAAAATATAGAGGAAAAAATGGCAAATATAGATAAATTGAATAGTGATGTGGCTCATGGCGAGAAAGCCCAAGCACTATTAAGAAACGAGATTCTACAAGAGGCTTTTGAATTTTTGGAAAAGCAGTACCACGAAGCATGGGCTAATAGTTCCATAGACCAACAAAAACCTCGTGAAACAGTTTTTATGATGTTGACGACTTTAAAAACAGTCAAGCAGCACATAGAAAATGTCGTTGTAACAGGGAAACTTGCCAACGACCAATTAAAACAACTTAAATAGACCAAGCGTAAAGCAGTCAAAAGGAGAAAAACATGACAGACGACAACCCAACTGGGAACGAACCTATCAACATGGCGGAAGCCACAAGCCTACTACTTGACAGGCAGGAATCAGAAGATAATCCCCAACCGAATCAAGAGGCACAACCAGAAACAGAGGTTGAAGAAACCCCTGTTCAGACAGATACAGAAGAACCAACAAGTGAAGAACCTGATGAGGCACTTGAAGCTGTTGAAGAAGATGTATCGGAAGAATTAGAAGAAGAAATATCCGAAGATGAAGTCGAAGAATACGAGGAACAAGAATACTTTACTGTAAAGATAAATGGTGAAGATAAAGATGTTACCCTTGATGAACTGGCAGCAGGATATTCCAGACAATCTGATTATACCAAAAAGACAACCGATTTAGCTGGGCAAAGAAAACAATTTGAACAACAACAAGAGGCTCTTTTACAGGAGAGAAATGCTCTCCAACAAGGTTTACAACAGTTGAACCAACAGTTATCTAGTGAAACGCAAAACCAGCCTAATAAAGAATATTGGGATAATCTGTACGATTCAGACCCACTTGAATATGTTAGGCAAAAAGACCAATTTCGTGACAAAGAGGCGGAACTTGCAAAAGTTCAAGCAGCACAAAATGAACTTGCACAGCGACAAGCATTTGACCAACAGGAAGTTATGAAAAAACATATTGCCGAAGAACAAGTAAAATTGACTAAAGCAATTCCTGAATGGAAAGATGAAAAAGTTGCTGAAACTGACAAAAGAAACATTGTTACTTTTGCAAAGCGTTATGGCTTTAGTGAACAAGAGTTAAACAATGCTACTGACCACAGGGCAATATTAATGCTGCGTAAAGCTATGCTTTATGATGAACTTGATGCAAAAAAACCGCTTATTAAGAAAAAAGTCAGGAAAGCACCTAAGATGACCAAGTCTGGAAAAAAGATAACAACTAATAAAGACCTTAAAAAAGGTAAGGTTGATAAAGCCTTCAACAAGTTAAAATCCTCTGGCAGCATGGATTCTGCTGTTGATTATCTTTTACAAAAATCCAATTAACCATATAGGAGCATATTATGGCAACTTACTTAACCGCAAATGCTGTTGGCGAAAGAGAAGATTTAAGTGATGTAATCACAAGAATCGACCCTGCGGAAACACCTATTTTTAGTAATGGTAAGAAAATTACTACAAAAGGCGTATTCCATGAATGGCAAGTTCAAGAACTTACAGCAGCATCTGACACTAATTATCAATCAGAGGGTGCAGATTATACCTACACAAACCCAACAGCTACAACTAGACTTGGTAACTATCACCAAATTTCAGTACAAGCTGCTTCAGTATCAGGAACACTTGATTCTGTAGATAAAAGTGGTAGGGATAAGGAAACAGCTTATGTTAAAATTTTAAAAGGACTTGAGCAACGCAGAGATATTGAAAAAGCACTTTGCAAAAATGAGGCTCGTGTAGCTTCACCTGAACCAAGAAAAGCAGGAAAAATACTTAGTTATATAACTAATATTAATCTTGTTTCTCCATCAACCACACCAACAGGTGATGGTAGTGATGTGAGTGATGGGGCAGGTACAGACGCAGCACTTACTCTTGCTAAAATTGACGCAGCAATGAAACTTGCTTATGAAGATGGCGGACAGCCAAACGCATTAATAGTTTCACCTG